GTATTCCAATGGGTACAAGGAAATTGAATCAAACATGATTCAGCACATCCCCAACCTGAAAAAAATGCAACGCCGGGAAGTTCTTGACTACATGGAATTGATCGTTGATGAAAAGGAACAGTCAGATGCAAACCTGATTGCTTTCAACAATGGTGTATATGACCTTGTGACCGGGGAATTGAAACCATTCAGCACGGACATTGTTATTACTAACAAGATTCCTTGGGACTACAAGCCGGATGCCTATTCTGAACTGGCAGACAGTACACTGAACAAGTTAGCGTGTGGTGATGTAGCAATCAGGGCGTTGTTAGAAGAATGTATTGGTTACTGCTTTTACAGAAGAAATGAGTTAGGCAAGGCGTTCATTCTTACAGGGGATAAGTCAAACGGTAAAAGTACATTCCTTGATTGTGTCAAAGCAATCCTTGGTGATCGGAATATTTCAGCACTTGACCTGAAAGAACTGGGAGACAGGTTCAATACTTCAATGATGTTTGGCAAACTGGCAAACATTGGTGATGATATTGGTGATGATTTCCTTCAAGGTTCACAGGTCAGTGTGTTCAAAAAAATAGTAACAGGTAACCGCATCAAGGCAGAGCATAAAGGACAAGACCCATTTGAGTTCAACCCGTTCATCAAACTGTTATTCAGTGCCAATGATATTCCCCGTATGAAGGACAAGACCGGGGCGGTACTTAGGCGTTTAGTCATTATCCCGTTCAATGCTACGTTCAGCAAGGATGACCCTGATTATAGACCATTCATCAAGTATGAGTTAACACAACAGGATAGCATTGAATATCTTATCAGGCTTGGTGTGGAAGGACTAAAAAGGGTAGTCATCAATAATGGATTCAGTAAGTCAGATAAGGTTCAGAATCAGTTGGATGAATATGAACAGGAAAACAACCCTATCCTTGCATTTATCAATGATACAGGTGTTGATATGATCGAAAATGAACCGACTGCTGATGTATATAAGCGGTATCAGGTTTTTTGTGCAGAAAATGCAATGCAACCAATGTCAAACATTGTATTCAGTAAACAGATTAATAAAAGGCTTGGGTTCAGAGTAATTCAGAAAAAAGTGAACAATAAAAATTGTAAGATATTTGTTTCATAACGGAAAGGAAGGTATCAATTAGTGAAATGTGGAAGAAATCAGGAAGGATATGCAGACCCAACGGCAACTATTGCCGTTGGTAGAGTGGCAAAGGAAGAACGTGAGCAGGTTGAATGTGAAGTAGCAGACAAACGTGCCTATGATCTGATTAAGGTTTTGAAGTACATCATCAAAGGTGCGGGGTTTGAACTGACTGAACGTGTTCAGGTGAAAGATACCAAGACTGGGAAGGTTTACAGATGAATGGAATATTTATAGGTACATTTGATAGGTGGACATGGTTTCCACAAATGAAACCTTGGGAACTGGAAGTAATGAGTTCCAACAAAAAGGTTCAGAGAATGAAAGATAGGCAAGATAGAAAGGTGAGGTTAAGAAATTATGGAAAATAAGATTTTGGAATTATTAGAACAGAAAGGCAGCGTATCAATGAATGATGATATTTTCCCGTTGGTGGAAAAAGAATTTGAAGGTCAGGTGATTGGTACAGAACTTTATGAACTTGCACACCAATACATATCACAGTTGTTGTATGGGGTACATACTGACGGGGTTGCCGTGATTGCTGTTCCTAAGTTTGCAGTGGGTCAGCAGTTCGGTCAGATGGTTGTTGCTGATGTGATTTATACAAAGGTGAATGATACACCGTATAATTTTATGTAGTAGTTGCAGTTGGTAACTGTTGGTAACGGTTCACGGTAGCGGTTGAAAGTCTTTATTTATGCGGTTTGTAGCGGTAGTAACTGTTAAGTATAATTTTCTTATTATTTTTATTATTAGTATTTTTTTATGTATCTATAAAAAGTAAAAATATAGAGTATAAGAGTTTAACAGTTACCGTTACCAACCGTTACCGTCAGTATTTACAAGGCTTTCAAGGTGTTTTTTGCCAATTTTCAACCGTTACCCAACCGATACCAAGGAAAGGACAGGTGAAGAATGAAAACATTATCCGCAAGGAAATATTTAGAGCAGTTACAAACATTTGATATTTATATCAGTCAGGACTTAGAACGCCTTGATGATATGAAAACCAATGCTTGCAGTACCGGGGCAATAGATTATTCTGCCGAAAGAGTGCAGACAAGTCCATCAGGTGACGGGTTATGCGGACAGGTGACAAACTATGTTGCTTTTAATGAAAAAATCAATGCAGAAATTGACCGTTTTGTTGATGCAAAGGAACAGATCATCAGAGAAATCAGAGGTTTGCGTGATAAAAATTATGTTCAGGTGTTGTATAAAGTATATGTTCAGTTCAAAAGTGTGAAACAGGCATCCAAGGAAATGAAAAAGTCCTATAATTACACGGTTGAACTGCATAACAAGGCACTTGCAGCGTTTGAAGAAACCTATAAAAACCTTACATATCTGATATAATCGGTTATAATCTGATGATTGACAAACCGATTCAAGGCAACTATGATAAACTTGCAAAAACTGTGTTTCAGATAATTCTTATTGAATTATCTGAAATTTATTTTTTACTGCCGATATTTGCACCCTGAAATGTAATGTTTCAGGGATTTTTTATTGCAAAAATACATGAAAGGGGTGTTGTTTGATGGCAAAAACGGCAAAATTAACTGAAAAACAGCAGCGTTTTGTTGAAGAATACCTGATTGACCTGAACGCAACACAAGCAGCCATTCGTGCGGGTTATTCGGCAAAAACAGCAGATCAGCAAGGTTCAAGGATGTTGGCAAATGTCAAGGTTCAACAGGCAATTAGTGTTGCAATGGCAGAACGCAGCAAAAGAACAGGAATCAATCAGGACAGGGTTGTTTTAGAACTTGCCCGCATTGCTTTTGTGAAGATGACAGACCTTGTTGATAGTCACGGAAGAATCAAAGACAATGCAACTGATGATGACCTTGCCTGTATCGAATCCGTGAAATATAAACAGTCTGAATCAGAAACTGGGTCAAGCGTTGAAAGGGAAGTGAAGATTTCACCAAAACTGAAAGCACTTGAATTACTTGGCAAGCATTTGGGTATGTGGAATGACAAGATTGATGTGAACATCACACAGCCTATTGTTATCACTGGTGAAGATGCCCTTGAAGATTAGGCGGTGATCGTCTATGGTCAAGAACAGAATATCTTCACAATATGTTTTTGGGTATCAGAAGTTTATCCTGTACCCGGAAGATTACAAGGCTACAAAGTCCGGCAAGAAAAAAGTGCTGCTGCCTGAACTGGTTGGTAAGGGTTACGGCACTTTTTGGCGTTGGAAAGGTAGATATAGGGTATGTAAGGGCAGCCGTGCATCCAAGAAGTCAAAAACAACTGCCCTTTGGTACATCACCAATATGATGAAGTACCCACAGGCAAATACCCTTGTGGTCAGAAAGACTTTCAGAACCCTGAAAGATTCCTGTTTCACAGAATTGAAGTGGGCTATTCACCGCCTTGGCGTTGATGCCTTTTGGGAAATCAAAGAATCACCACTTGAAATGACCTATAAACCGACAGGTCAAAAGATTTATTTCAGGGGACTGGATGACCCCCTGAAAGTAACATCAATAACCGTTGATATTGGTTGCTTGTGTTGGATGTGGATTGAAGAAGCGTATGAAATCAGCAGTGAAGATGATTTCAATATGCTTGATGAATCAATCCGTGGTGCTGTTCCTGACGGTTCAGGACTGTTCAAGCAAATAACCCTTACACTGAACCCGTGGAATGAACACCACTGGATAAAGAAGCGGTTTTTTGATACCCCTGATGATGAAGTCCTTGCAATGACCACCAATTACAAGTGCAATGAATGGTTGGATAAGGCAGACTTGAAAGTCTTTGAAACCATGAAGAAGCAGAACCCAAGGCGTTACAAAGTGGCGGGTCTTGGTGATTGGGGTATTGTAGACGGTCTTGTCTATGAAAATTGGGAAGAAAAGGCGTTCAGTGTTGATGAAATCAAGAAGATTGCCGGGGTCAAGTCTGTATTCGGTCTTGACTTTGGTTATACAAATGACCCGTCAGCACTGTTTTGTGGTCTGATAGATCAGTCAAGCAAGACCATTTGGGTCTTTGATGAAATGTATCAGCCGGGTATGAGTAATGAAGCCATTGCCGAACAGGTTCAGCGGATGGGATATGTGAAAGAGAAGATCACAGCCGATTCAGCAGAACCAAAGAGCATTGACCGCTTGCGTGAACTGGGTCTGAAAGGAATCAGGAAAGCAAGGAAGGGCAAGGACAGCATCAACAATGGCATTGACTTCATACAGGATTATCATATTATCATTCATCCCCGTTGTGTGAATTTCATCACAGAGATCAGCAACTATCAGTGGGATAAGGATGCCAAGACGGGCAAGAAACTGAACCGCCCTATTGATGACTTCAACCACCTGATGGATGCAATGCGTTATGCGATTGAACAGATGGCAAAGGGTGATGCCTTTAGT